CTTCTAAGCCGTAGGTCACAGGTTCGAATCCTGTAGGGCGTGCCAAATAAAATCAACGAGTTATGCCATCCCTCTGACTACCAGATTTTCCACATGGGACAGATTTGGGACACGACTTCCAAAAATCGCATCAATTTGCCGCGCATGCTCCGTTAAATGGTTAGGTGCAAGGTGCGCATATCGCTGGACCATTTCAATGCTTTCCCAGCCGCCCATTTCCTGCAGCGCGGATAACGGAACGCCAGCCTGAATTAACCAACTCGCCCATGTATGCCGCAAGTCGTGAAACCGGAAGTCCTCAATACCAGCTCGTTTCAGTGCTGCGCGCCACGCAGTGTTTGAATCGACCCGCATCTTCCTGACGCTGGCAGTTGTGGTCCCGTCATTTCTCTTCACCGATTCGGTGTGAACAAATACCCAGTTGTTGTGCCGGCCAATCTGTCGTCTCAGGACTGATTCAGCCATTTCATTCAGCGCTACGCCAATAGCTCTGCCTGACTTACTTTCTTCCGGGTAAATCCACGCCACCTTTCGCTGCAGGTCAATCTGCTGCCACTTGAGATCAACGATGTTTGAACGGCGCAATCCTGTCGCCAGCGCAAACTCTACGGTAGACTTCAGAGGTTCCGGACATTCATCAATCAGTCGCTTTGCTTCAGCGGGTTCGAGCCACCGCACCCGCTTATTTCTTTCCTGAGGCACTTTGATAACAGGCGACTTCTCGATCCATTTCCATTCCCGTTCCGCTGCACGCATCATCGCTTTCATTAATGCCAGGTGCTTAGCTTTGGTTGAGGTGGAAACGGCAGCCGGTTTGTACTCCCCGATATCCAGCCCCTTCTTCGCCATTGATACGGCGCGCTGCTCCCATCTCTCTTTTGCTTTGCGGTTAGTCATCCTGCTGACTGCGGCATAAATCTTCGCCTCGCTGATATCCTTCAGCAATACACCTTCAAAGTGCATGAGCCAGAATCCGATCCGGCCCTTATCTGCATCGAGTGATTTCTTGTGCGCCTTTTCTTCCAGCCAGCGAAGGCATGCTTCCTCGAACGTTACGTCAGGAAAATCACCCAGCCGCTCTATTCGCCATAACTCAGCCTTTCGCCGGTCGTGCAGCTCCTGTGCTTGCTTTCGGTCCTCTGTGCCAAGAGATTCCTTAATGCGCTTCCCGCCTGGCGTCGTGTAACTCCCGTACCAGACGGTACCTCTGCGGAAGATCGACATGATTTATTCTCCTCATGTGCATCTGCCGCGCTCACGGCGACAGTGTGCATTGGATTGTTGAGAGCGGCAATACAGGCCTGCCGGGTGAGGAGGTAGGGTGACTTTGGTTTGGACGGGTCTTTGCGCGTCGCCATCAGCCGTCCGGTCCGTATCCATTGCTGACACGTAGGCCGGGAAATGCCGAGGAACGCGCACGCCTCTTCCATAGACAGGGCATAGGTTTCCATATCTACTCCTTTGGCGGCTTACCGCGGATAAATGCGATGATTAGCAAAATGAAAAGGGCGAGGTCAGTTAAGAGCTCGCCCGGGGTGATGTCGTCGCAGGTGGTGGTCATTCTGCTGACAGCATGATTGAAAACTTATCCGACACCTCATTTTTATAACGCTCAATGTCGTCATCCATGCTTCTGAATGGCACTTGCTTTCGGCTTCGCTGTAGCGTGTATCCGCAGCGGGCCATGTACCAAAGAAAAGTGTCGACAACATAGATGTGACCATCGCGAGCATTCCCATTGTCGTTAGCGTTCTGGATTGTATTGTGCATCGCTTTGAACAGGTCTTTCTGGTCATGGAAGTCGCGAAACTCACGCGGCATGTAATCTCCGCTTTTTAGCCAGGCATAAAGTGGATCGTTTGACATAACAACTCCTCACGCAGAGCGCGATAGTGAATAGGGTGGGTGGGGGTTAGTAGCAGAAATCGACTTTAAATTTGTGTTCGCAGGCGGGGCATTCAACATCTACATTGGTGGTTCTAGGGGTATCGTGCTCGCAAGCCTCAGCTCTTCCGCCATCAGCCCAAAAGTCGTCATCCTGCTCGATTAAATCGAAATACTCTTGGCACTCAGGGCATTCGGTATAGAGAGTGATGCGCCAGTCTGCATATATATTGCTCATGCCACGCTCCTCTGGCTCTGCGCCCGCAAGAATTTCTCATGGTCTTCCCGGCACTCAGCGTCACAGTAGTGACCCTTGTCGATCGGCTCCTCGCACCAGTGGCATTCACCGGTGTAAACCATGTTCGGCTTAGGCCGGTTAGCCAGGGCAATCTCAATCATCTGCTGCTCGCGTTCTGCGGCTTCATCAATAGGGTCTGGATGTGTCATTTAGGTTTCCTATAGGCAATAAAAAACCCCGCCGGGGCGAGGTTAGTTAAATATCGATTTCTCTATCGCCCGGTTACATAACTGATGCAATCCCGTGGGGATTTAGCTGATAGCCTTCCGTAATCGTAAGCACTACTAAGCTTCTTTATGGCCTCAGCGTTACCTGAGTATCGTGAAATTACGGCAAGATATTTACTTGCTGCTCCACCCAGATCGCCAGAGACAGCTCCTTCACCGCCAAAATTACATACATTTGACATATCAACTGCAATATCAAAAGTGGTGGGCGGCTGGGTGTGCCGCAACTTATTTTCTTTGATATAGCTATCTGCTTTATCCACAATTTCTTTGCGCCAGCATAGGCCAGACCCTTTTGGGGCCGCTTCTTCAGATTCTGCATAGCCATACTCATTAACTGAAAACTGGCAGTCCAAATTATTCTTCTCATCGTGTATGAAGAATGCAGAATAAGAAAACTCAGAAGTTAATATAAGTGTGGAGAAGCAAGCTATTTTTAACAGATGTTGTGACATGGCGATGTCCTCCTGTGGGGAGTATACGCCTATTCAGATGGGTTGGGCGCTGCTGCCAGCATGGATTTGTAGAGGCTAACGGGAAGAAACGCGTCCCCTTCATGGCTTTTAATTGCTGCAGAAATCATCTCCCAGCTCGGCTCTACCGGTACCAGCTTCCATCCTTCCGGAACCCGAAGCGCCGGCGCTGGCGGGTCGGTGTAGAGTTTTTGCCCCATAAATAAAGCGCCCTCAAATAACGGTCTCACGGATTTACTAAGTGGCTCTTCACCAATAAGTTGCGCTGCTGTTACATAATCCCTAGGCTCGACGATAGCCACAGGCTGCGCGGTCAGTGCGGCGAGTGCGATTTTGAACAGTGATAACTCTTTCTCGGTGTCGCCATCAAAACCGAAAGGTATTTCATCGCGCGCCGCTTCAGCATCATCTATCCATGATTTAGCATGCTCAATCAGCGCCTGCTTCTCTACCTCGTTCATTCTCTTACCCCTTATGCCGCTGTCAGGCTCAATGCCGCGGCGAAAATAGTTAGTCGCCGTGATAACGGCGTGCTGCCCATTCTGGATAGGCAGGGTTGGTATCTCTGACCGGAACCTCATGCTTACTGTGCCGGTTGCGCTCAATCGCTTCCTGATGCTCGACGTACTTCGTCAGACGCCGCTCCGTGGCCTCCTGCACCCATTCCTTTGTCTGGTCAGTGGTCCGTACTGATAGCGACGCCCTCACGCCTTTCTTCGCCAAAATCTGCTGCTGTGCGTCCTGCATCGCTAACATCCATCTGCGCTGTGATTCCGTTTCATCAGGGCGTGCAGAGTCCGCCGAAGGTTCGGTGATGGTCATGAGGGTGCCTTATTGGTGGGTGTTAGAAGGGGGTAAAGCCTGAATCTTCTTGCTGAGGGTAGTTGCCATAATCATTGGCTTGCTGGCCGCCACCTTTCTTGCGCTCATCCTTGTCTTTCAGGCCGGACACCATGCGATCAACCGCCTCTGCGTTCTTGCCTTCAGACTTCTCCAGAAGCGTCTGACGGGTCTGAGCAATGAATGGCAGGCGAATCTCCAGACCGTACGTATCTGAGCCGTCATTTTTGCTGCGAAGGACTTTCTGGAGCACCAGGCCGACTTTCTTCCCTGCAAATTCAGGCGCCACGAATGTCTTCGCGTCCTTCATCTGATTGGTTAACTGGCTCACACCGGCGCAACCCATGATTGCATGCACCATGTTGACGCCGAACGTGTTCTCACTGCCGTCCTTTTTGGAAACGTAAACACTGAGGTACTGAACCTTTCGCCCATCGTCTGCCTCGCCTGAGAACTCGATAGCCTTAGCGCCACCTTGAGAGGTGGTCAGCGCCGCCTCAGTGATAGTCAGAACGTATGCGCCTGACTCGTTGATGAAACCGCCTTGCCCGGCGGTTAATGCTGCTTCGTGGTTGTAGGTGAAAATCACATTACTCATGCGGCTGATTCCTTCAGGTTATGAACATTTGATAAGCCCCAGTACTCGCAGATGGTCGCATCCACGAATGCCAGGTCATTGTCGATTTCGTTGCTTTCAAACATGCCCATCGGTGATTTCACCGTATCGGCACCGTTATTTTTGGTGGTGAAGAAGAACTGCTCATCACGCGTGAGTGTGCGCAGAACGATAGTGAACATGCCTTCGACGGTGATTTTTTCGTCCAGCATCTTGCCGATCGTTTTCATCTTCACGCGGCCCATCTGCGTCTCTTCTGTGTGAGCCATGAAGTAGACGCGAAGGTCATCTGGCGCATCCTGAGCAGCTTTAATGATGTCCCATGCGTGCCGGCCGATTTCGGTAAATTTATCGAAGGATTTCTCTTCGGAACGGCGCATGAATTCATTGCTCATCACATACTGGAAGTCGTCGATGATTACGATCCGCTTGCCAAGGTGATGCGCCCACTTAATGACGTTCACGATGGCATCTGATTTATCGGTGGCTACGACAGTCCCTGTTTTTTTGTCCTTATCCCAAGGCAGCCAATCCTTTGACTTGAATGGCAGAGGTTTGCCAACAGGCTTAACCAGCATTGCCATATTGGGATCGATGTTGCGCAGGCTGGTAGATTTACCAGTGCCTGACTCACCGAGAATTAGCGTTGCTGTACCCATCAGTTAATCCCCATTCTCTCTGCCTGTCGCTCCGTACGGTAATCAGCCGCCGCTTCCATGGCGGCCTGCTGTGGCGTCATCTCATCAAGCACTGGCTCTAAGATGGCCTTCATCATTTCGATGAAATAGATATCCGGATCAATCATGCTGCGTGCTCCTGGTGAATTGTGTAGCCCTGCTCTGTGAGCCACTCCATGACGTCTTTGATATCAAGCTGGTTCAGCACCTGCTTGCCGCTGAAGTCGAGCAGAGAGACCTCATCTGCTTCGATAATCATCATGCCGGGGCGATATCCGGCGCGCGTCTTAAGCTCGCCACATTCAATCTTCATTTTCATTTCTTCTCTCCCAGCCCGAGGCTTCTGAGCATCAGGTTGATGAAGGTGAAATCCTTCGAGTTCTCCAGCATCTTGCGCTGGCGCTCTAACTCTTCCTGCTGCTTCTGGTAAGGCAGGGTGGGTGATTGAGTCTTCACGGTTTGCCCTCCTGCGATACGACCTGTAACAGGCGCTCCCAAAGCTGCTGTAAGCGGCTCTTAGGCTTCCACGACATAACGTCAGCGCCGGTGAGTTTGAAATCGAACATGGTGTTTTTGGGGCAGCCCGATGCCGCCCCAGCGATAGCGAAAGCTTGCATGGGGATACTCCGTTGAATGGGTTAGGTTGGTGTAAAAAAGAAGGCCGCACTAAGCGGCCAAATCGCATCCTGTTCTGTCTCTATCATTTGAAACTTCACAGCGTTGGTGCGTAGCACCTCAAAGCCGTCTAAGCAGACAGCTTTACGGTGTCACTCAATAGGTAATTCAGGTATCTCACACCAAAAGCTTACCTGCGGTGTGTAATGGCTTAAACCAACCCACTGCAGCCCGTCATGCCATACTACGAATGGACGTTTTGATGGGCCGCTGAACCCAAGAACATAACGGCTATTATCAGGCAGCTTATCTTTAGATTTAATCCATTCCATCCTCAACCTCCTCAGTGGTTACTGGCCCAATGCCTTGGCGATGGCGGCTTCAACTTGAGCCAGCAGGCACTTGGTTGGGTGCATTGAACCTGCCTCGGCTTCATACCCGGCAGCATAAAGCTGGTTGCGCATACGCAGGCAAGCCTCAAGAAGCTCAGGTGCCGCAGCGATTAGCCTGGCGTTTGCCCAGTCTTCGTCGGATGGTTCGCATCCAGCAACTCCCGCAACAAGGTCGTATCTCGCATCACACCCAACATCGCCTTCTTCATCAACAAACCACCGCCCAGGCGTTCCCTTAAACTCGCTCATCTCAACCTCCTGCTATAAACCCCAGCCCCATCAACACACCAGTCACCAACCAAATGAATATGTAGTTACCAGTGCTTATCATGGTTTGCGGGGGTATTTATGAAATTCACGAACGAACTCACCGTGATGAAGCTTTGCTGCTTCTATGTATTTCTGGTGAGCTTCTTCCGGGGTTTTATAGGTCCCCAGGTGTATCCTCTTGCCATTTACTCTAATACTGGCTTGCCACTTTCCAGTAGATCGATGAGCACACACACCAGGAAACCCTGAACTGTTATCCTTTCTAACCTTTCGATTACACATATTTTGCTGATGTGTTGAAGGCCGAAGGTTTTGAATTCGATTGTCCGATGGATCGCCATTTATGTGGTCGATGAATTGTGGAACCTCACCTCCATGATGAATGATCCATGCCAGCCTATGCCCTTTAAATATCCTCCCTCCAACCTTGACAACTAAGTACCCAAGTTTGTCCGTATGCCCTGCGATTTGGCCTGCTTTCTTTCCTCCCCTTATGTCTTTTTTCCATGTTAATAGCCCCGAATAAGGGTCGTAATTTAGAGCTTCAATTACTTCATGAATTACAGACATAATCCCCCCAATAAAAAAGGCTGCGGGTTAGGCAGCCTCAGATTTCGGTAAATGTTTGCTTGCTGATCCCTTTAGGGTTGAGCAGCCAGAATCGAAGCGCTCCTTTTTGGTCCCCCGAGCGCTTGAGATAGCGAATGAAGTCAATCCGCTCGGTTCTGGTGCCGGATAATGGATAGCTGTACTCAGCCATTTACTGGTGCTTTTTCACGAGCCTTCTGATTAATCTGTCGCTTCATTTGGGAAACCATTCGCTTTGCCATGGCCCGGTCTTCGCAAAGCTCAAAAGCAATCCTGTACATCTCTTTGTCACTCATATTCAACCTCTCGTCGTTACGATGTCTTTTGAGTTGCGATAGCCGCGACGACTACTGCGCGTTTCTTCTTGCCAAGCCTGCGCGTCATCTAATGCGGAATCACCATCAAATACTTTGTTTTTCGGGTCGTTCTTGGCGATGACTTTCGGGCGCTTCTCATCCATTGCATGAAAAGTCCAACTGGTAGGCGTTTCATTGATAATCCGGCCACCAATAAGCCACCCGCTTGCTTTAGCGTGTATTGCCATGCTCACCTCAAATAAGTGGAATTGATTTAACTCCGCAGCACTCTCGTGAGAATGCTCTGGAATTACCCGGCGAACCGGGCGATTTTCTTATTTCTCAGCCGCCCATTTACGAGCTCTTGCGCGATTAGCCAAGGCCAGCTCAGTGAAAGAGCGGCGGGAAAGATGCAGGCCCTTCTGTTTGCTTTCAGCTGCCCGGTCACGGTAATGCTTAACTTCTTCACGACACTCTTTTGCGAAAACTTCAGTCAAAATGCTCATAACTACCTCGCTGGATAAATGCTCTTGGTTGGTTTCCGATAGCCGGCGTAATGCTGCTCTGACATCGCATCTATTTTCTTGCACAAATCATCATGATCTTTTGCTGGTTCATTCGTACATGCGAACGGCCCGCATAGCGCCCAAACTATGTTGTATCTGTAGCCAGACAATTCCGCGTCGTCGCCATTAACGCGCCAAACAGTTCCCGCATAGTGATTCGCATGATCAAGAACGACGTATTCGACACCTGGCCTGACAGGTGAGTATTTTAAGTGGAGCTTCATAACCCCTCACTTAATGATGTGTGTTACATCCTTACGGACGGTTCGGTAGCCCGCGTTATAGACAGCCACATCCGGCAGACATAACGATGTGCTCTCATGCCTGTCACGCAGAGAAGGGGAGAAGGCGGTTCAAATGAGTGGAATGCTCTTTCCGCGCATCTTCTGCACTGCGTGAATCTGACGACCAGCTTCATTGCTGACCTTCTGGTATTTGGTGCTGATGCGGTGCTCAACGTATGCGGCTGCACCTGCCAGAATCTGCTTGTGATACTCCGTATCTGTTTCAACTGCCTTGACTACGCGGTCAGCTGCTGGGCGTTTGCACTGCAACACAACGCGACTTGGAGTAGGTCGATGCAACACTTCAGCGCTAACGCTGGCTTCACTCTGAAGGTGAGCACGACGTTCACGACGACGACCTGAAGCTGAACCGGAGAATTGAGTTCTGCGTGTCATAGATACCTCCTGAGTAAATTTTGGCGATGGTACTTATCCATCCCAAAACTCACGCTTTGGTACTAACTGGCTTTTCAGCCACGTAGGTGATCCGTCACCGTTGTTAAAAGAGCCTGCTGTCCGTTTCGTACTGCGCCAGCTTCCTGCTGATGGAATAATATTCACATATTGTGATTTATTGGTCAATCACGATTTGTGTATAAATTCCCCCTTACACGTTATGTGTATGATTTTGGTGTGAATTTATTTTTCTTGGTGATTTGCAGGCACAAAAAAGCCCGCTCAGTGGCGGGCTATTCGTGAGGCGGGTATGAAAAACCCGGCGCGGTGGCCGGATGAAATTCTTTATTCTGTTACGTCTGATGCATCAAGATCTGCTCCCTTCAGAACCGGATGAACCCGTTCTAGCAGCTCAATAAATTCATCATAATTATCACAAACCTTCATTAAGGTTACGATGCCAGCAAATCTTTTTTGAAGCATTTCATTGCCAACACCTTCGGAAAGGAACTGGTGCATTTTTGCACCTTGTTTATTGGCCCTTGCCCGCTCCTCTTTCAGTATTGCCTTGAGATCCGGAGCCATACGGTCATAGGTGATATTGTTCACTAAATGGCCGAAATATTGGGGCTTTCGCATGTTGGCTTTAAAAGGAACCCCGCGCAGGCGACATAATTCCTCGAAAAACTCTGGTGGATAGACTCTGACCCAAGGGCGCATCTCTTTAGCAATAAATTGCTCAAGTAACTTGGCAAGCTCATCGCGCTCACGCTCTTTTTGATAGCCAGTTGCTTCATCTACAAGCGCTACCGCGCCAACACGAGCTAATGCCTTATAAAGCGCCTCTGCTTTTCTAGCCGTGTTGAGATGGTGCCTTTGTTTTAATGCTCCATCTTTTTCTGCTGATAACCAAACCTCGCATAGCTCAGGAAGAAGAGTGGCATCTAATCCATATGCAGCACCTACACCAGAAGTATTTTTGAAAACGATAGGCTCAGAAATAGCGTCTCGCAGCTCATCAGTAATGTAAGGTTGCAATTCTGCAGCCTGCAAAACATATGGAAGCTGACCAGCCTCGCCACCAGGAACCCATCTCGGCATTTTGGAGCCTACAGATACACCAAATGTCTCAGCAAGCCCGTTATTACCCTGCATTGATACAACGCGCCTGCCATCAGGCAGAACGGCACATGAAACCCCTGTCGACATTAATCCTGTGTGAGTTGGTTTTGGTGCAGATCTCACAGCGGCTGAGACTGCTGCGGCCTTTACTGCTCTTTTTTTAGGGTCCATTTCGATGCCTCACTTATGGGTGTGGCATTAATTTAGCTAATTAAAAATAAGCTGTAAATAGTAGCTAAATTGTATTTTAGCTAAGATATCTATCGTTTCTCATAACTAACTGATACTACTGAAATAATATTTTTTATGGATTTAGTAAAATATCAAATTAGCATCAATAAAGCAGCTTAGAAACGGTTAGCTAATGGATTGGATCATTCGCATAAAAAAGGCCGCATTTCTGCGGCCTCTTTCACCCAAACGTCTCTTCCGGCCACTGAGCCTTCACCACCTTCCCAATGATGCGGCAGCTGTGATCGCAATCCAGCACCCTATAAGCCGGATTAAGAGGCACCAGATAGCTAACGCCGCCATCTTTCTCATACTTCTTGAAGGTCACCTCAGAATCGCCATTTGCTGAGGCAACGCAGAAATCGCCTGTCTCAACATCCTCAGCCGGATCAACCAATATGAGCATACCCTCCGGGAAGCTCGGGCGAACACCCTGAGGGGCTGTCATAGAATGACCCTTTACCTCAAGCCAGAAGGCGTTCTCGCTTGCTTTCTTGGTTGTCGCCACCCATGACTTTGCATCGCTCGCGGTATAGCTTCCAACTTCTGAAAAAGGCCCTGCTTGGACAGAGGCGAACAATGGGTATTCATACTGCTTGAAAACAGAGTCGGCCTCATCACCAAACATGATCATAGCTGGTGATACCCCAAGGGCAGAACCAAGGATTACCGCGTCGTCAGCACTTACCTTACGTGTGCCTAACTCATAATTACCCAGGCGAGACGGAGCAGCCCAACCGCAAAGTTTGGCTAGCTGTACTTGGCTAAGTCCTTTTGCTTCACGCAGGGACTTGATCCTTTCCCCGATTAATTCATGCATTGTTTTCATCCAGTAAATTTACCACAGTTCGTGATTGCACTCCGTACACGAATTGAGGTTGACTGTTAATCACATTTTGTGTGTAATGGTGCTGTGTTTAATGTTAGGAGGCTGCAATGAACAACATTGCTCAGCAGCGAAAGAAAATCGGAGTTTCGCAAGCTGTCTTGGCTTCAGCTATTGGTTGGGGTCAATCCCGTATCGCCAACTATGAACTGAACATCCGTACTCCAAGCTTAAATGACTGCCGAGCAATCATTGATGGCTTAAAAAAATTGGGCTGTAAATGCTCGTTGGATGAAGTCTTCCCACCGTCCAAAGATAAAGCAGCTTAAGCAGTAATCCACCGCTCTTACACAACGGACATGAAGTCCTACGTCGCTGAAAAGCGAAATCCAAACGAAACAAAAAAAACGTTCGTGGCAATAGCTGCGGCTTTGTCACGTCTAACTACTTAACCAACAAAGGAATGATGTCACATGGAATTATCAATTTCTCGCAAAAGCTCGCTCATCAACTGTAAGCCAGAGGTTCTTGAGAGCTATTGGCTTAAGAGCGTACTGGAGTTTGGTAACAATTCACTTGCGAAATTGATGGGGATACATCCATCAGCGCTTAGTCGCGATAAAAATCGCATCGCTAAGCTGGCTAGCCAGATGGTTTATCTGCTTGGGTTGCCAGATGGCAGCTATGCAGCTCCGGGATGCGAACAGAACGTTGTTATCACGGGAGAGGAGGCAAAGAAGTTGCTTTCGATGCTGGAAAACATCAGGGAACAAAAATGAGAAAGCCGCAAAAGTGGGCAAACACTCTGCGGCTCAATGCGAAATGACTGGATCAATTCACAGGAGTAATAATACATGAAACCCGATAAACATGAAAGATTTGCCCGACTCAAAGAGCAGGCCAGAGAGCAGTTTTATCGCAGCATTTCTCAGCTTGGCGCCAGCAAGTTAAGCCAGTGCCTGAAAGAAGCAAAGACTCGGGAGAAGGGCAAATGACAACCGCCAGATTATACGATTTCAGCGCTGCACATGAGCGCAGGAGTTCACGGATGGAAAACCAAAAGCAGGGGCATTTCGCCCTGTTCAGGAGCCTTCTGTCCAAGGATTGGGCCAGCGACACAGCTAAGTTTGCTTTATGGGTTCGCATCATCGGGCAGGCGCAATACAAACCCCGCACGGTGGAATTTGATGGCGTGTCATGGGACTTACAGGCCGGGCAGTTAGTCACCAAAGTTCCTTACCTGGCACGCAAACTTAAGGACTCTCAGGGAAACGAGAAGTCTTCAAAACAAGTACGTGACATGCTCGAATTTTTCACGAAAGAGAAGATGATCACCTTCTCTGGAAACCGCCACGGAACGGTGATTACCATCATAAATTACACCGATTATCAGGGTGATTTTGAGGTAACAAAGGAAGTAGATAAGCAGGTAACAAACAAACCCAGTGCTGGCGCGGCCTCGCCGACTACTGAGGTAACAAAGCAGGGAACAAATGAGGTAGAACAGAGTAAGAAGTTACTAGAACAAGAATTAAATAATACCCCTAAATCCCCTGAAGGGGACATGTCGGTGAAGCCTGAAAAGAAAAAGCGAAAACCGGCTGAACCCTTTGAATTCGACCGTGAGCGATTCAAGGCCACATGGAACCGCAAAGCTCAGCAGTACGGATTACCTCGGGTGATAAGCATCAGCAAAACCACTCTGGCGGGAATCAAGCGACTGTACGAATCCCATATTGAGCACTGCAAAGAGACCAAGCGTCCGCCGCAGAACGTTGACACGTTCATCAACGGCTATATCGAGTTTGGTTACACGCCGTCCGATTATGCCTGTGGGAAAAACGATGCTGGCAAGAAATACGGCATCGATACCGCTCTTACTCAGAAGATGATCGACAAAATCATCAGCCAGGAGGCCTGAAATGGATAGTTTAGACTTCGAGCAGCAGCTGGTTGGCTCGATGATGGTCAAAGGCGATCACATCGACTGCCGTGACATCGCCGCAAAGCTTCCCGCTGAAGCGTTCTCGAATCACCACCTGCGTCAGATTTACACCGTCATCTGCCGGTTCATCGACAAATGCGAACCGATTGACCCGTTCACCGTTGGCGCGGCCGTTCCGGAAGACACGCGTGATCACGTTATGACCGTTGGCTTCAAGTGCAAGACCGCTGCAAACATCAAAGCGTGGGCAAAGCTTGTTCGCCAGTGCTGGATGCTCCGCAAGGGTGCAGCAGACCTCACGAAGGCCGCTGAGATGCTTGCTAACGCCAACACGCAGAACATCAATGAGAGCATTGCCGAAGCAACCGGCATCATCTCAAAGCTTCAGTTCGAAACCACTGACAGATTGCCGCGCCGTATTGGTGACCTGATACCCGATTATCTCAACGTCCTGGAAGAGCGCATGAAGGGTGCAGAATCCGGCCTGTACCTGAAGACGGGCATTGAGGCGATGGATAACGAATACGGCGGGTTTGATCGCACTGACCTGATCATTCTGGCTGGCCGTCCTGGTATGGGTAAGACGGAGCTGGCAATCAACATCGCTAACTCAATCGGAAGGCAGAAGGGAAGAGGCTTACTGATGTCGATGGAAATGTCGGAAACGCAGGTAGTAGAGCGTCACATTGCTGATCGTGGCGGATTGTCTATCAGTGCTCTCAGGAACCCTCTCGGGATGAGCCAGGAGGACTACACCCGCCTTACTGGAGCCACAGGAACGCTGCTTGATGAGGATAATTTCGTCATGGTTGGCTCCTTCACCATCGATGAAATCATATCTCAGGCGGAGCGAATGAACATGGACGGCGGGCTAAGTTTTCTGGCTATCGACTATTTGACCCTTATCGACATGCCGAAAGCTGAGCGAGCCGACCTGGCAATTGCAGAGGTAACCCGAAAACTGAAGCAGTTCTGCCTACGCAATAAGGTTCCCGTAGTGCTTCTGGCTCAGCTCAATCGCAACGTTGATGGGCGAGGAGACAAGCGGCCAAACATGGGAGATCTGGCAGGCTCAAGCTCAATTGAGAAGGACGCTGATGTGATTATCTTCCCTTACCGTGACGAGGTTTATCACGACAACTCGGATATGAAGGGAATCGCCGAAATAATCATCGGTAAATACCGCTCCGGCGAGCCGAAGACGTTTTACATGGGCTGGAGGAATGGTCACTTCGTCAATATCGACCAGGAGGCCGCAGCTAAGCAGTATTCCGACAACAAAAACAAAGAGCAGCCGGCCAACGACTGGCGCTACGGAGGATAAATCATGGCACTACGAAACTTAGATGTTCAGAAATTTATAGAGCAGCGCGGATATGTCTCATCACTTGTTACCGTAAAAGGTAAGCACATCATCATCAAAGACCCTGAGCCTCAAGGATGGGACTATGACGTGGCAATCAGTGACTGCAACACGCCCGAGAAAATCCTCTCATGGGTTATGCACCTGAGCGAAAAGACCTGGGTTACTAAAGACATTATTCGCCAGTTTATTCGTGTGTCAGCTCATGCCTCCGGCCTGAAAATTGAGGGCTTTTGAAATGTCCATCATCGATAGCGCAATGAAGCTGACCGAACTCACGAAGCAAGGCGCGAATTATCGCGGGTTATGCCCATTCCATGAAGAAAACACCCCGTCTTTCGTGGTGCGTCCACAGAAAAACGACTTCATCTGCTTTGGATGCGGTAAATCAGGCGGTGAAATCGAACTGGCACAATTCGAGCGCGATTCACGCCAGCAGCCGGGCAAAGGGCAGAAACGGGGAGGATTTTGATGAACAAAAAGCAACTAGATATTCTGGGCCGCGCATGGGAAACCGATATAGCGCACGCCCTGAAAGAAATCCCTTACCCAATATTCCAATCAAAATCGAAAGTCGTTAAGCAACTGGCTGATGATGGCTATCTCGAATGCGTCGAATTCACAGATAAAGGAATCAGCTTCAAGGGCTATCACATCACGCACTTCGGCATCATGGCTTATTGCGAAAGCCTGCCGCCAGAGGATGACGAGCAGCCCACCAATCAGAACGGAGAGCAGTGATATGGATTGGCATACTGCATTAAAAGACTCAATAGCCTTTGCTTTGGGCGTCCCGGCACTGTTCGCCATTATGTCGATTGTCGTGTGGCAGAACGGATTCAAGATTCTGGGCTGGAAATACATAGCCAGGTTAACGCTGGTTATGGCTACCTTCCCGTGGATATTCGAAGCAATCGACGCATATAAGGCGACCAACGGATGACAAACAACGATGAGCTGGAGCCTTGCCCGTTCTGTGGCGAAAAAGATGGCCTTCCATTCATCAGGCCAAGTGACGGCTGGCGTTACGTTCAGTGCATCTCATGCCTGTGCAGCTCTGCGGCCAGACCATCGCTGGAGCTGGCGTTATCAGCCTGGAATCAGCGCAGCAAGCAGGAGAAATTATGAACAACGTAATCCCTCTCAGACCTAAGCATCAACCCCTTAAAGACTCACACTCAGCGCTACTGACAGCCCTCAAGATGCTACGTGAAGGCGGACACAGTAAGCAGAGCATTGACCTATTGTTGAGCGCCGCAGCTGACAACATCCATGACTACGTGGAGACAATCGAAGGGAGGTAACAGTGGAGACGCAACGTTTTCTACTGAGAGACAGCAACATCCGACAGAACTGCATCAGCGCCATTCAGCAACTCCCCGCCAATCCCGACAAACCATTCGAAATAGTCATCCAGGAACGCAAGCGTACTAAGTCGCAGAACGACCGTATGTGGCCGCTTCTCCATGACCTTTCCCGACAGGTTGAATGGTACGGGCAGAAGTACACCCCGGACGACTGGAAAGACCTCATCACCGCACTCGTGGCTAAATCCAAAAACGAACAGCAGCGCACCGCACCCGGTATCGGCGGCGGCGTCGTCATGTTTGGCTCCCGGACCAGCAAGATGCGCGTGAGCGAAATGGTTGAAGTCATCGAGGCGATTTACTGGTTTGGCACAGAGCAGAACGTGAAATTCAGCGACGAAGCCCGGTTAGAGATCGAATGGGCGCAGCGCTGGGGCGAAAAGAACAGGAGGACAGAATGATCACCAAGCAAAGGATTGAAGAGGTTTTAAATTTCGATCGTGAGAATGGGGTGTTCACTTGGAAAATATATCGTGGTGGAACCAAGAAGGTCGGTGATGTTGCTGGAACCATCGACAGCAAGGGTTATCGGCAAATCAGAATTGATGGAGTCACATATTTAGCTCATAGGCTTGTCTGGCTTCTGGTCTATGGAGCTTGGCCATCCCATCACATTGACCATATCGACCGAAACCCATTAAACATTCACGAATCAAACCTCAGAAAATGCACTCACGCGCAAAATCATCAGAATGAGGGCGTGAGGTCTGACAGCACCAGTGGTGTGACAGGCGTCTCCTTCATCAAACGCAGTAAAAAGTGGCTCGCCTACATCAATGTTGATAACAAACGAATTCGCCTAGGTCAGTTTGAAACATTTGATGAAGCAGTGGCGGCAAGAATTCAGGCAAAAAAGAACTATCACACATTCCACCCATATCAAGAATGCCACCTCAGATTCAGCGACGAGTCAGCGCGTGCGGCTGAGTGGGCAGGAAGATTCGGGAGTACATCATGAGCAAAATCAAAGCAGCATTGCTGGGCATTCTCTCTGACGGGAAATGGCACCAGACTTCAGAGCTGATAGGTCCGGTATGTAAGTCCTGCCGCACTAATCGGGCCAATGTGTCTAACACCCTCAGCACCCTCTGTGGTGGTCATCACGTTGTAAAGGAGCATATCACTGGTGCAAAACACAATTCCTGTCGCTACAGGCTGGCAAACGAGCAGGCTGGATTTGGCGTCAGCCCGGTTATGGCAGATTTCAATCAGCTACTGAGAGCTGCAAGGGGGCAACATGCAAATGACATGGTTTTGCCATGAGCCTGTAGATACTGAAACCGCTAACGAACTCCTTTCCCGCTACGCCTCTCGCAACATCAAAACTCAGAAGACACTCGCAGCCGACCCTCGCCTCTGGCTGGTCAGTGCATTGCTGCCTGAGTACCGGAACGAGCCAATACCGAGCAGGCAGTATAAAAACCCAATGTGGAGCTGAGGATGAATTACAGCGAAATGACTGATTTTGAAATCAACTGTGCGGTGGCCACTTCTCTTGGGAGGGAGTTCTTTTACAACTCTCCCGGGGAGCCAGGAAAGCGCAGGAAATCATTCGTAATTGATGATGTATGCCGTGATGTTTATGAGTCAGGCGCCTGGTCATCAGATGTATTCGACCCCTGCAAATCATGGGCTGATGCCGGGCCGATTATCGAGAAAGAAAACATTAGCCTGACCTGCCACCAAAGTCGTGATGAGTGGGCCGCAATATTTAACAGGCATTGCATGTCTGCAAATCAGAATCCACTTCGTGCAGCAATGGAATGCTTTCTGATGATAAAGGAGCGAGAAAATGCCGCGTGAACGCTGCTGCCGCTGTCACATAACACTCACCTCAGAAGACAAGTATCACTACGAGGTGCGATGCGAGTGCTGTGAAACTGACCTTAAGTGGGAAGAACATGAATATGACAGACCAATCAAAACAGCCTACTGGCGATGGCGTGCAGTGTGTTTCTGTGTGCGCTTTCTGTTCTGCGGCGCTGCCAGATTCGGTGGTTTATTGCTGCACAAGCTGCGAAATAAACCTGATGCAGGATCCCAACTTTTTGATGAGCGGAGAGAGCCATGAGCCATCCACGTGAGGTAATAAAAAATTACGACTTAAGCCAACTGCAGTCACTTGAGGAGTTCGTGAAGGGTCTTATTGCAGAAAAGAAAAACCAAGCCAAGCGAACTGTCTGGCGAGTATGTGACAGCTACGGATTGGTGCATGAGAATTTTCGCGAGGAGGATTACCAAAAAGCTGCTGATTTCATATCACAGGTGGCGAAGGAAATGGATGGTAATCCTGATTATTCACCTCGGGAAAAAGAGGTTCGCCTTATATGTGAGCGAGTTCCTGAATCTGAATATGAGGACTTCTTCAATGGCTAAAGGCATAAAGCCGAAGCCGAAGAAATGCAAATGCTGTCCTGAAAAGTTTATCCCCCGCAATAGCCTCCAGACCGTCTGTTCTCCCAAATGTGCCATTCAACTCGCTAACCAGATATCCGAGCGCAAGCAAAAGCGCCTGGAGAAAGAGCGGCGCGCCGAATGGAACAAGCGCAAAGCCGATGTGAAGCCGTTAAGCCACTGGATGAACATGACCCAGCGAGCATTCAACGATTACATCCGTGCGCGGGACGGGAATGTCTGCATCAGCTGTGGCAGCACAACAGCAGTGAGCTATCACGCAGGGCATTACAGGACAACTGCAGCGGCTTCGCAGTTACGTTTCAACGAAGACAATGTTCACAGCCAGTGTGCAGCGTGCAACGTGCATCACTCCGGCGCGATTGGTCCATACAGAATCAACCTCATCACCAAAATCGGCCTTCAGCGCGTTCTGGCGCTCGAATCAAACAACGAACCTCACCGATACACCCGCGAGGAGCTTGACGCCATTAGAGCGCGTTATAGAGCTTTGCTACGTGCATTGGTTAAGCAGGGGGAGGCAGCATGAACTGGGACGCAGTTTTCGTAATCGCCGTGTGGGGGACATTTCTTTTCATCTGGCTTCCTCGCAAACACGCTCTGCACCGCAAGAGAATGTCATCACTAAGGGCAATGAACAAGGGCAATCGATTTAAGCAGAAATACAAGGCCATAAAGGCGCTAACCGGGAGGTCATCATGACCGAATACCTCAGAGAGAAGTGGCTACGTCTTCGCATTCTAAAGATGCGCGGCATGTACGAGATCAGCTACCGGATAATCCGGAACACGGCGAAGATGATGGGGGTGACCAATGCCAGTGCGCGAGCTTAACCTTACTAAAGAGCAGCACGACTGGCTGAATAACTGGCTGGAGCTTTGGGGTGCGTGGGTTTACTCAGGAAGGCTGGAAAAGCGCCAGAGCAGTGTCATAGCGCAATACATGGCGACTGTTGAGCCGCAATCCTATCCATACCGGCCAATGTGCAATGATGATGACGGACTCTTGATTTCTCAGGTCGTGGACTCCGTCATGTTCATCGATAAAAAAGCATTTGGCATCCTGCTCAGCTACTACGCTCACGGCTCTTCTAAGCGAGCCATTGCATCCTACTATCATAAGGTCGCAAGTCCCCGCAAAATGTCAGGGCGCGGCGGAGAAAGTACCAGGCGACCATCAATGATTACCTGCCGACGTGAAGTGGACGAAATACTTAATGCCAGCCTCTATCTTCTCTATACTCCGCTGCTATCTGCATTTAACGATCGCAAACGTGTAGTTAAAATTAGAAAAGTCGCATAGTAAGTATTGACACTATTGAGCCATTGAGCCACAATTTGGATATAAGCTGCCGTAAGTGTTCTTAAGGATGCTGCGGCACTTAAATCCAGTCAGTTCCATCGATTTGTGATAGTCAAAGCGCCCTGCGGTCTCACCAACTGCGAGGGCGTTTTTTATTGTGCACAACAGGTAAGAGCATTGGCGTGACGGCCTCATAAGCCAGCCCACGCAGCAGCATAGCTGGGGAGCAATGTGTGCAATGTTCTTTCCGTTGTGGTGAATACTGGCTTCCTTGAAATGGAGTCGGAGATAAGCACCGGCCCACCACAATAACTGAGCCGAATAGCAGCGCCTAATCGGCTCATCCCCTCCCGGGGATAAGAATCACCGCATACCCTGTAGCGGATAAGTAACATCACTAAACTATTTCAAAGGTCAGCCATAGAGCTGGCCTTTTTTCATTTCAGCGCCCAATGGATTTCCTCACACTTCATCCTGTGTCTTTTACGCGGGCGCTTTTTTCTACGGTGGATATCCGCAAACGCGGGATTCTCATTGTGATCAACTAAGGCTGCGTCGGGCATTAGACGGCGGGAAGGCTCGGGAAGGTTTCTCAGGTGACAGTGGGAAGTTTAACCGGGCTTGTTCTGTTCACAATGTCATCAATTCCTAAACAGGATAAGTCCCCGTATCAGGGGGTAGGAATGCGTCGCATGCCATATAAATCAGATCCGGGCTTATTCGCCGCCATGATCGCCCTGGGGATGACAGTCCTCGGGTCGATAGCAGCATATGCCTACAAGGTATTAAGCGGGGAGGCCTTCAGCTGGCGCACCCTGTGTCTTCAGATGATTGTCTCCGTGTTTGCCGGGTTCCTCATGATGCTGCTCGCCATTTACTGGCAGTGGCCGCAGGAAGTCACCGGCGCAATCTGTGGTATGGCTGGCTGGTCCGGATCATCTCTGATTAAAACCCTTGAAAAGCGTTTCCTGCAGAAAGCTTCAGGAGATTCGGGAGTTGCTGAATGATGACCAGAGACCAGTTTAAAAAGGCAGCATCTATTTCTGATGCGCTCGCCAGTCGTTGGTATCCGCACGTTCTGGCGGCAATGAAAGAGTTCGGCATTGACACACCAAAACGCCAGGCTTACTTCATTGCACAGGTTGGTACGGAGTCAGGCGGGTTCACTGTAATCAGCGAAAGCCTGAACTACTCAGTTGCCGGACTGGCAATCTTCGCATCCCGTCTTACTGCTGCACAGCGTGAGCAGCTCGGCCGCAAGTCAGGTGAGCCAGCCTTATCGCAGGAGCGGCAGGCTGCCATTGCCAATATCGTTTACGGTGGACGCTATGGTAACAACCTGAATGGAGATGGCTGGAAATATCGCGGGAGAGGGCTGAAACAGGTTACCTTCCGCGATAACTACGCAGCCTGCGGTAAAGCATTAAACCTGCCGCTTCTATCTAATCCCGATTTACTGCTGGAAGACGTCAATGCCGCGCGCTCGGCTGGCTGGTTCTGGCAGGCCAACGACTGCAACCGCTTCGCCGATGCATCTGACGTGACCGGGCTTACCCGCCGTATTAATGGCGGCACAAACGGCCTGGCAGATCGCATTGCGCGCACACGGATTGCAGAGCAGGTGCTCCTATGACAGGTAAAGCGAGAATGGCGAGATATCGCCGGTTCATCCCCGTCATCTTCTCGGTAATCATCATCGGTTTCGTTGGCAAGCTCTGGTATGACAACGCCAACCTCACAGAGCGCAACAACCGTCTGCGTGAGCAATTCATTCTGGCGAATGAGCGGAATATGAAGTTTGCTGAGGGCTTAGGGCCGATTACGAAGCGACTCGATAGCCTGGCAACAACGCTCGATGAAGAAAGCCGCAGGCGCTCTACCGCCGAGACCCGAGCTAACTCATTGCAGAAAGAAAACGAGTTCCTCCGCTCCAGCAAGCAGTGCTCAATAGCAATCGATCCTAGTGCTGTTGATAAAGCTAACAAGGAAGGCGGAACAGTGATAATTCAGGCTGCGCCGGCAGGTGAGTGATGATCAACTTCCCATTTAGCTGGCGAACCATGCTGTTCGGCGTCTTAATTGTGATTCTGGTTTTGGTCTGCAGGCTAGCCATTTACTACCACGGTAAATACGTTAGTGCTGACAGCCTTGCAACCGAGCGCCAACAGACGATTGATGACATGCAAGTGCGTCAGCGTGATGTTGCCGCGCTTGATGCCAAATACACGAAGGAGTTAGCTGATGCTAAAGCCACTATCGATCAGTTGCATGATGATGTTGCTACTGGCAAGCGCCGGTTGCAGCTCAACGCCACCTGCCAGAAACAATCCTCCTCCGGCACCTCCGGCATGGATGATGCAGCCAGCGCCCGACTTACTGACGCCGCTCAACGGGATTATTTCACCCTCAGAGAGCGAATCGAAGTCGCCGGAAAGCAAATAGCCGGGTTGCAGCAGTACATCCGGGAGCAGTGCCTGAGGTGACAAACCCCAAGAAGATCCACTTCAGCTAACAGAGCAATATCAGCCTCGCCATTGTGCGGGGCTTTTTTATGCAACAAACCTCCGCGCGTCGCAGCGCATATCACTCCCGAGTCTTTCAGAAAGCTGAGCCTGAGAAATGCCGTATAGGTGCGGACCTCTCGGGGCGGCTTTTCTGTGCGAACAGGCTCATCTTTCTAAAAGGTATCCGTAATGCAATTAGTAGAAATCAAGAAGCTCGACCTGGTCACCAACACCGTAGCAATAGCGGACGGGGTGGGGCGAGATCATGACACTATCATTAAGCTGGTTGACCGTAATAAAACAGACCTTGAAGAGTTTGGAACTGTCGGATTTGAAATCCGTAAGTCTGGCGGCAAGCCATTGCGCATTGCCTTACTGAATGAGCAGCAAACCACGCTGCTGATCACCTACATGCGTAATAACGATGTGGTGCGAGCATTTAAAAAGCGGTTGGTTGCTGAGTTCTTCAAAATGCGCAGCACTCTCGCCGCACAGAAGATGGACCGGAATTCTGCCCGCCTCGAATACAAGCCCATGACTGACGCTATTAAACACGAGCGCGAAGCCCAGGGTAAGCAGATAGCCCCGCATCACTTCAGCAATGAAGCCGATCTGATTAACCGCCTGGCGCTGGGAATGACGGCAGCTAAGTTTCGCGTGTATCACGAGATCGGGAAGAAAGAAGCCATCCGCGATTACCTGACGCCGGAGCAGATTCACTGCATAACAGAACTGCAACGCGCCAATACGGTATTCATCAGCATGGGTTGGGACTTCGAACAACGCAAAGAAGTGCTCAAAGGCATGTTCGAACGTAACCATCGCCAGCCACTGATTGAAGAGCAGCACACGCTGGCAGCATAGCCGGCTCAAAAATGAGCCCGCTGATTATCAAAGGAAAAGAGAGCCACTTTCACAACGGCTTTCATCACAAGGCGCATTTACGAGTGTGCCTGACGCATGGCAATGAAACAGCTTTGATAATCGGTTACCTTCTGAGAGTAGATAATCAACCACTCAGGAGAAATTGATAATGATGCATACAAACATAAAAACGTACTACATAGATAAGGGCATGAACTCGCGACTTGTAAGGTATGACGTTATAAGAGTGGCCGATGATAAATTTATAGTTAAGGTTCTTGATGATCAACAAAGCGCCACATCGGCTCCCAGCTCAATTGTTGAAATTGATACCTTAGAATTTACTCTCGCTCAGTATCTTCAGGATACAGGTCAGGGCGGCTTCCAAACTATGATACGCGATAGGATGCCTAATTCATTTGAAGGGCATGTGCATGAAAAATGCCAAGAACACAGAAATGGATTGATGGATTGACCATTGCCAAAGCCGCCTACGGGCGGTTTTTTTATTGGAGCCAATATGCCTGACACCTACCGCATCACCGTTACCACGAAGTCAGGCGAAACTCACGAAGGCCTGATGAACCGGTCACAGCCTGAGATGGTTAATGGCTTCATTGGTGTTGCAAGGGAAGATGGCGCTTGGGTATACCTCGCGCCTGATGATGTGCTCAAGATGGAATACGTGCCGCAAGAACAGCTATCCGATACTTGACGTAAGCACACGCAACCTCGGAAAAACTGTTGATTGATGGCGCAAAAGCAATAAGCAGATCCAGATAGGTTAATTTCATTTTTACCTCCGCAAAGTTATAGGAAAAGCGCAGCGGGGCTGTGCTTCTATTGTGAGGGTTAATAGCCTCTCTATAACGTGTCTCATAATTGGAGAAAGACATGGCATCACCAGATTGGGAGGCCATCGAGTCGGCTTACCGGGCTGGCTTGATGTCAGTAAGGGCGATTGGTGAAAAGCATGGCGTTAACCATGCCACCATCCTCAAAAGAGCAAACAAAGAAGGCTGGCAACGTGACCTGACAGAGCAAGTCAGATCGGCCGTTAAAGCCAAGGTAACCAAATCGGTAACCAGCGGCGGTAACCAGTCACCAGTGGTTACTGATGCGCAGATTGTTGACCAGGCATCAGACGAAGCTGCCGCTGTAGTGATGGCTCACCGTGAGGGGTTAGCAGCATGGCGTGGCATTACCAACAAGCTCCGCGACTTCCTCGAGGATGCTGAAATCACCGAAGACAATCATGCCTCAATGTCACGCTCAATCACTGCTGGTGTTGACGCGCAGATTAAGGTGATCAACGCCGAGCGTAAGGCCTACAACCTCGATAGCGAGGAAGGTAATAAGACGGTCGATGACCTGTCGAATCTGATGGATTCATTGTCTCAGGGGGCTTAATGAAACCTGAGTACATCAAGCTGCTATCCGATAAGGACTGGCGGCTGAATAATCTGTACTGGATCACCGACAAAGAGGGTAAGCCTCAGCGATTCCGGATGACGCCAGAGCAGCGCGAATACTTTGAAGGCATCCACACCCGCAACATAATCCTGAAGGCACGGCAACTTGGCTTCACGACAGAGGTGTGCATCATCCAGCTCGATGCGGCGCTCTTCGAGTCTGCCAAATGCGCGCTCATTGCACACACCCTCAACGATGCTAAACGCCTGTTCCGGGAAAAGGTGAAGTACGCCTATGACCGGCTGCCGGCAGAAATCAGGGCTGCCAATCCGGCGAGCAATGATTCGGCGGGTGAACTGGTATTCAGAAAGGGCGGGTCACTTTACGTCAGCACGTCATTCCGTGGCGGCACGCTGCGTTTCCTGCACGTTTCCGAGTTTGGGAAGATATGCGCTAAGTTCCCCGACAAAGCCCGTGAGATTGTCACTGGTGCGTTTGAGGCTGTATCCAGCGATTGCTTCACCACTATTGAGAGCACAGCAGAAGGGCGGGCCAGTTACTTCTTTGATTACTGCCAGACTGCTGAGAAAGCTCAGTTGCAGGGTAAGGCGCTTTCGAATCTGGACTGGAAGTTTTTCTTCTTCTCCTGGTGGAAGAATCCGCTGTATGCAATCGACCCGGTAGAGCCTCTACCGCAACGCCTCGACGATTACTTTGACGATATCGAGCAGAAGCATGGCGTCATTCTCAATGATCGCCAGAAAGCCTGGTACTACGCCAAAGAGAAGACGCTCGGCGATGACATGAAGCGCGAGTACCCATCTATACCGGCTGAAGCTTTCGAGCAGTCAGTTGAGGGTGCTTACTACGCCAAGCAGTTCCGCAAGCTCTACGAGCAAAAGCGCATTGGCTCACTGCCCGATAACTCACACCTTCCAGTCCATACATTCTGGGATATCGGTGTGGGTGACTCCACAGCCATCTGGTTCGTGCGCATCGTTGGCGAGGAACATCACGTCATCGACTACTACGAGAACTCAGGTGAGGGTCTCCGGCACTACATGAAGGTGCTGAAGGATAAGTGCTACGAGTACGCCGCTCACTGGGGGCCGCATGATATCGACAACCGGGAGTTCGGCTCAGATGCGAAATCACGTCGCGAGCTGGCCCGCGAGGGCTATGAGATTGATGGCGTGAGATACACGATCACCTTTCAGGTGGTGCCAAAGCTCGGCGTCGATGACGGTATCGAGCAGGTGCGTGAAATCCTGCCGAAGTGCGCCTTTGACGAGCACAAGTGCGCTGACGGCATTATCGCGCTGGAAGGTTACCGCAAAGAGTGGGACGACAAGCGTGGGTGCTGGAAAGACAAGCCTCTACACGACCACACCTCACACGGGGCTGACAGCTTCCGTTATTTCGCCGTGACGCAGAAGAAACGCAGCGTACTCAAGGCGGCTCCAGTTACCTTCAGAAGATAAGCGACTATGGCGAATTTTTCACACGCAAGAGCAGAGTACAACGACGCCGCAAAGTCATGGCAGCTTGTCAAAGACTGCGTGGCCGGAAGCCGGGCGATTAAGGCGCGGGGAGAACTTTACCTCCCGATGCCCGACCCAACGAATACCAGCGAAGAAAACGTAGCCCGATACGAGGCACTGCTGAAGCGGGCCATGTTCCTGAACATTACCGGCCGTACGCGTCAGGGTCTGATCGGCGCTGTGTTCCGCAAGACCGCTGAGGTTGATTTGCCGGACTCGGTGAGTTACCTGATTGAGAACGCCAGCGGCGACGGCACCAGCCTTGAGCAGCTTTCTAAAGAGGCTGTAGGTGAAGACCTCGACACGGGCCGCGGTGGTTTCTTCGTGGACTACCCGACCAGTAATGCTCCGGAAGGCACGCGGCCTACCAGAGCGCAGACTGCAGGAAAGAACGCCCATATCCACCTATACGAAGCGCTGAGCATTATTAACTGGCGTGAAGATGTGATCGACGGAGTGCGCAAGTTAACGCTTGTGGTACTGGCTGAGCACTTCAACGATGAAGAGGCGGATGAGTTCACCTTCAGGGTGAAGAAGCAGTTCCGGGCACTGACGCTTGAGGAAGGCGTTTATCGCCACCGAGTCTGGCGAGAAAGTGACGTTTACGAAGCGCCTATGCTGGACGTGATCCCGACAGACTTCGCCGGTAAAACCTTCGATCACATCCCGTTTTACTTCTTCGGCGCTGAGAGCAATGACGCTCGCATTGATAAGGCACCTCTCGAAGACCTCGCTGAGGTGAACGTACTTCACTATGGCAACAGTGCCACAGTGGAAGAGTCAGGCTTTATCAGCAGCCAGCCGACGCTGTTCTTTACTACCGACATCGAGCAGTCAGAGTTTGAGACCTGGAACCCGGGCGGAATCCAGATCGGCTCAACCCGAGGCTATTCTCTGGGTCGCTCTGGTCAGGCATCAATGCTGCAGGCGAACGAAAGCCAGCTCGCCCTAAAGCTGATGCAGGAAAAAGAAAATCAGATGCTGATGATTGGTGCGCGCATCGTGCAGCAGTCAGGTCAGAACGAAACAGCAGAAGCAGCACGAATCCGATACAGCAGCGACAATAGCGTGCTGGGTACGATTGCCGGTAACGTCAGCGAGGCGCTTAAGCGGGCCATTCTGGATGCTCAGCTGTATATGAGTGGTCAGGCTGATATTACAGGCACCGTGTTCTGGCTCAATCAGGAATTTTTCGACGCCTCTCTCACGTCGCAGGATGTTCTGGCACTTATCCAGAGCTGGCAGCAGGGAATCATCGCGAAGAGCGACGTGCGCACCAAGTTTCGCCAGACGGGCTGGCTTGAGGCCGACCGTAACGACGACGATATTAATGCGGAGCGCGCTGAAGAGCCTGCTATTGAAGGCGACGCTGTCACTGATAGCCCTGAACCAGTTGCTGAGGAATAAGCATGAGCGCAGACGGTTACACGACAGACGCCGCCACGCGCCATCAGGTGTACGTTCAGCGCTTCGGTGGTGGCCTGACTGACAAGGCGGCCAAGTTTGTCCGCAAGGCTATCAGGCGCGCCAAGGAAGCCGTTAACGAGGGAATGAGTCAATATGCAACCGCTCGCTATAACCGGCAGATTGAAACGCTCAGGAGCGATCTGAGCGCTATCTACGGCGAGATGTCGAAGCAGCAAAAGCTCGACTTAGGCGAGTTCGCTAAGTACGAATTCACCTTTAACAGCAAGCTACTCGGGCAGATCGTCAAAGCTTCTGTACGGCTCGCTGAGCCATCGGCAGAGATGATAGCTGCATCTGTACTGGCTAACCCGCTGGAGCTAGCAGTAGGAAAGGGCAGGCAGGTTATTGACATCACCGGCGCTCTGGCACAGTTCGGCAGCAAGAAGACGGCCGATATCCTCAGCGAGATTGCAATCGGCTCCTCGCTTGGGGAGACGCACAAGGAGATAGTGCGGCGCTTAACCTCGCTGGGCGTGTCGCATGAGGAGCAGGTCGGCTCACTGGTTAGAACGATGACCAATCACGTCGCCTCATCCGCGCGCTCCGAAACGATGAAGTCGAACGATGACATCCTTGAGGGAAAGAAGCGTGTAGCCACGCTGGACGGCCAGACAACGCCGCTTTGCCGGTCACTGGATGGCAAGGTGGTGCCGCTTGATGCCATCTCGCCACCGTTTCACTGGGGCTGCCGCACGTCAGAGGTTCCCGTGCTTAAGGCTGAGTATCGCCGGGAGATTCCCGGCTCTACCCGGCCAGCGGTCGGCCCTGATGGCGCTGAGCAGGTCAGCAGCAAAACGACCTATGGCGAATGGCTGGCAAGGCAACCGGCATCCTTCCAGAAAGAGGTGCTCGGGCCATCGCGTTACAAGCTGTTCAGTAAAGGCGAGCTGACCATTGATCGCTTCACTGATGACAACGGCAGGCAGTACACCCTCGACCAACTCAAAGATTTAGAGCCGCATGCCTTCGAGCTTGCTGGCCTTGAATAATCACATCTAACGCTGGCTGGGCCAGCACACATCCATTCAGGAGAATGTATGACTCTGAAGTATCAGCTTACCGCTGAGGAATTCGCTCAGCTCGATGAAGCCAAACAGGCGCTGTATGTGCAGCAGGGTGAGGTCTATCAGCTACAGGTTGATGGCATCCCTCAGGAAGACGTCAGCGGCCTGAAGCGGCAGCGTGACGAGTTGCTGGCAGAGAAGAAAGCCGAGCAGGAGCGCCGGCGCGCGGCAGAAGAACAGGCACAGCGAGAAGCCGATGAGCGCGCCAGAGCAGAAGGAAACTATCAGCAGCTGTTTGAAAGCTCTCAGGCCGAGCTTGAGCGCGAGCGTAGCAGCCTCACAGAGCTTCGTCGCTCCATTGAGCAGCGAGACATCAACCTTGCAGCCACTCGCGTCGCTACGGCCATTGCAGATGGCTCTAATGCCGAAATCCTCACTGAGTTCATTGCTCGCCGCCTGAAGGTGGCAGAAGGGCAGGTACGCATTACTGACGAGTCAGGCAATCTCACGGTCAGCACTCTCGCTGACCTGCAAAAAGAGTTCGAAACCTCTCCGCGTTACGCATCCCTCGTGCGCGGCAGTCAGGCAGGTGGCGGCGGGGCCGCGCCTAAGAGTGGTGACCGGGTTACCAAAACATGGGAGCAATTATCCGGCATGGAGCGCGTTGAGCTTCGCCGAAACAACCCCGCCGAGCATAAGCGACTTAAAGACGCTCATGAGGCATCCAAATAAGGATTTACGCAATGCCAACCATTCTTTCTGACGTAGTTTTTCGTGACGAACTGCGTGATTACATGCGTGTAAATACCGCAGAGCGCACCGCGTTCTTCGAGTCAGGCATTCTGACTAACAACAACGACATGAGCACGCTGCTGGCGTCTCCATCCAATACCTTTACCATCCCATGGTGGGTTGATCTGGATGCGTCTATCGAGCCTAACTACTCGAACGACGTCTATACAGATATCGCAGTGCCATTGTCTGTTACCTCGGCCTCCATGCAGGCGCGTGCTGCGTACCTGAACGAAGGCTGGAACGCGATGAGCCTGGTGAAGAACATCACCAATCAGGACCCGCTGGAGTTCGTGGCTAGCCGCCTGACCAGCTACTGGCAGCGTCAGGCTCAGCGTCGTGCAATCGCCACCACTATCGGCATCTACAACGATAACGTTGCAGGCAATGGCGGCGACATGGTTGTTGATGCAGGCGGCACAATCAGCGCTGCGGCAATCATCCGCGCCAAAGCCACAATGGGTGACTACACCGGGCAGTTGGGCGGCCTGAGCGTCATTGCAATGCACTCTGCCGTACACACTGAGCTGCAAATCCTCAACCTTATCGACTATACGCCGCTGGCTGACCAGATCCCTGAGTTCGGTCGCTTCCAGGGCATGCGCGTAGTGGTTGATGACAGCATGCCAGTGTTGCCTGCGGTCGAAGCCGATCCAGACGCCACTCCGCCGGTTGCAGCTGCTCCAGCACGTTATCTGTCCGTAATCTTTGGCCCCGGCGCGCTGGGTTATGCCGAAGAGCAGGATGAGGATGACATGGCTTATGAGCGTGAAGAGGCTCGCGGCAACGGCGGCGGCGCTGAAACCCTGTGGACCCGTCGAAACTTTGTTATCCACCCACTGGGTTACTCATTTAACGGCACGACTATCACAGGCACCCCGGGGACCACCCGCCCAGTGTCCGCGAACTGGGCTGACCTGGCTCTGGCTACCAACTGGGATCGCAAGTTTGACCGTAAGCAGGTTCCGCTGGCGTTCGTAACGTCTACCGTCGCAGCCTAATCAACAACGCCCCGGATAACCGGGGCTTCATGAGGAGGTCATCATGACCGTAGCAAAAGACAATTACATCGACCCAAACAGCAAAGCCCGCTGGGGATTTGGTTCTGATGGTAAGCAGGTGACCGTTGGGCCTGAAACTGTCGGCGAGACCGGTGGCGTTGACCATGCGCGTAATGAGCCGAAAGACGAAGGCGCTGTGAATAATGGCGGTGGTGAGAATTCCGAAGCCAGGAAGGCGACCAGAACTACCAAAACCACCAAGTAATCATCCGGGGCTTCGGCCCCATTTAGCCCGGGAGTGAACATGGCAACGTACATTACCGTCGCTGACGTGGATGAGGTGCTTGGCTCTGACTGGACGACGCCAGATAAGAAAGCGCGAGCGGTGTTGCAGGCTAACGCCTACCTGACTGCGCTCAACCTGCAGGATGTTCCTGATGTCACTCCGGATGATGTTAAGCAAGCTGGCGCGTTTCTCGCCTCTGCATCGGCTGCAGGCGTGCTCTATAAACAGCAGATTGAATCTGGCGCGCTTACCAGCAAAACAGTCGATGCTGACGGCGTGAGGGTGACGAAAAGCTATGCCTCATCGCAATCGGTAAGCAGTTCATCTTTGCCGGAGGATGTGCAGCTTGCTCTCGCCTTGCTTAAACCATGGCGCAGCAATCCTCTCACTTTCAGGGTGTATCGATAATGGGCATTCGAGACGAGCTACAGGCAGAGCTGGCTGAGGCGTTCGATACTGACCTTGCTGACGCAGTGCAGGAATTCACAGGCAGCTACACGGTTCAGGCTGGCTGGGACCCGGTAACAGAGACTGGCGGCGAAACAACTCGAAGCTATTCCGGCCGCGGCGTGCTGTCCCGCTATGAGCTTAGCCGAATTGATGGGGTTAATATTCTGCACGGCGATCTGCGGCTCACCGCTCTGGCTAACGAAGTCACCGATAAGCCCAGCGAGAGCCACACCATCACGGCGCCAGACCTCGTTACTGGCCTGCCGCAAACGTATCGCGTCGTAACTCTTAACCCTGACCCGGCTGTTGCAACCTATCGGATGCAGCTAAGGAGGAAGTGATGGCAAAGGGATGGGATAACGACCCTTCGCTATTCGCCGGGCTGGTCGAGGAAGAGGTTGGTAAGAAGCTGCGCATCATCTCGATGGCGTTGCTGACTGAGATTGTGCAGCGCTCGCCGGTAGGTAACCCTGATTTGTGGATAAGCCCGGCACCTAAAGGATATACGGGTGGCTCTTTCCGCGCTTCACACATCGTCAGCCTTGGCTCCCCTGACTATTCAGAACCTTCAGCGCCGGATAGGGTTGGCACGAAGACAATCCAGCAAGGGGCGGCTGTCGTTGCTCAAGGTAAACCGTTCTCGGTGATTTATATCCAGTCGAATCTCCCATACAGCGAACGCCTTGAAAATGGTCACTCCAAACAGGCTCCGACAGGTGTTTACGCAAATGCATTCCACGGTGTAACTCAGGCCTACAAATGACCCTTACAGAGATACGCGCAGCCATCATCTCCCGGATGACGGCGCAGACAGCTATTGCCTCAGATTCTGTCAGCTACCCAAATGGGCCGACCTTCGATCCGTCCGGCAAGTCCATCTGGGCTCGGCTAACCAATATCCCCGGCATGGCAGCAGCAAACGAAATTGGCGCAGGGCCGGTAGTACAGCGTACCGGAACGGCCGTAATCCAAATCTTTGTGCCGGCGGGTTCTGGCTCACTGCTTATCACGCAGACAGCAGACCAGCTGCGAGAGCTATTCGAGTTCCAGACTGACGGGAGGCTAGATTATTTCGCCGTCTCGGCAGTGGACGCAGGTGAAACAGATGGCTGGGCGCAGATGAACATTCAAATACCTTACCGCGCCGTTTAGGGCGCATAAATCTGGAGAAACAATATGAGCTCAGGCGCTAAGGTCGTCGTCGCGTACATTCGCGAAACTACGCCCGGCACGACTCCCGGCACCGGACAATGGAATCTGCTCAAGCGCAGCAGCTTCGGTCTCGGCCCATCACAGAACATGATCGACAACGACGAAATTGGCGGCTCCCGTATGGCGCAGGGGCGCTCTACCGGCACGGTAGATGTCGGGGGGGATGTCGGCACCAAATTCCGCTGGGGCCAGCATGATGACTTTCTGGCATCGTGTTTCGGCGCTGAGTGGGATAGCGACACACTTACCATGGGTAATGATCGCATCGCTTTCTCAGTGGCTTCCTACGCTGAAGATATTGGCGTTTCCTCAATCGCCCGCGGTTGCCAGGTTGGCACCTTCCAGCTGACGATCCCCAACGATGGCGACATTACAGCGACTGTGACGTTTGCAGGCCTTGGCTTTGATACAAAAGCAGATGACACGAGCTATTTCACTACCCCCAATGACGCTGCCGGCGAACTTCGCTACACCTTTAAGCAGGTAACGGCTATCTCGCTGAACGGCGTTACCGGTGGCGAAGGTTTCTGTGTCGATACATTCAATATCCAGTTTGATAACAACCTGCAGACGCAGCGCTGCATCGGCAGTGGCAACCCGTTCGCCGGTGCCAATATCCCGACAACGTTCACCCCGTCCGGTAGCATCACGCTGTCATGGTCTAAAGAGGCATATAACGCCTGGAAAAAAACGCTGTCAGGCGAAACCATGCAGTTCGGATTCACGCTTGAGAATGACGAAGGCAAGTACGTCTTTGACTTCCCGGCGGTGCAGGTAGACGGCGACTGGCCTGACGGTGGCAACACTGACATCGTGCAGGTTCAGCTGAACATCACCGCAGCCGACACGCCGCCGACCATCACGCGAGCGGAAATCACCCCATCAACTGGCATCACAGTTACGCCTGCTACATCAACGGGCGCTGAAGGCTCGACAGTGACGCTGACTGCAAACCTCACGCCGGCTGACGCCACGGATACAGTGCAGTGGGAGTCATCTGACCCAGCGATAGCAACCGTCGTATCTACCGGACAGAAAACGGCGCAGGTTACGCGCTTGAAAGAAGGGTCGGCGACTATTACGGCCAAAGCCCGGACGTTCACGGCAACTACGGCGATCACCGTTACCACTCCTTAATCTAATTGCCCGCCAGGCGCGGCGGGCTAAAAACAGAGATAACCATGCTGATTCTAAAAACCCCAAAACTGGATGCCAATTCAGAGCGCTGGATTACGCCTATGGAAGGCCTGAAGCTAAAGGTCGGCTCTATCAGCAACCCGGCATTCCGATCGCATAACGCAATCGTGCGCCGGCACATCGACAAGCTGGACGCCCGCTTTAAGGTAGGAACGCCAGATTTCAACCCAGCAGAAATTGACGTAACTGAAATCTCCGATGACCTCCTGATTGATTCAGTTGCAAAGCATCTGCTGATTGACTGGGAGGGCGTAGGGACTGCAGATGAAAGTGGTGCAGAGAATCCAATTCCGTACACACCTGAAAGCGGCAAGGCACTTCTGCTGCAGCATCCTGAACTGTACTGGGCGGTGCTAAGTACTGCGTCCGACATTGCGGCGGGAAAAGAAGAGCAGAAGAAAGAAACAGTGGGAAAGTCTTAGCGGCGCAGAACTGGCTTAGCAATTACGGCGGAGTGCAGGGCGAGAAAGCCCGCTGGAAGCGGGAGAGGTTAGGACTCCCGCCCATACCAGAGCCTGAAATCGATGGTGTATGCACGGAAATACTCAACGCCTACGCGATAATCAGTCGCAGCAGGCGATATGCGGGGGTGGCTGCTGCGCCGCTTCCCCTTTCACTGGAAGACATCAACTCGTACCTTAGCCATGAGCCACTGCTTATCGATCGAGATGAGTTCGATGCCGCTATATTCGCACTCGATGACGCAGCGCGCGATGAGTGGGAAAGAAAGCAAGAGAAAGGTAAATAACATGAAACAAGAGAATGGGCGTGTTGTGATGGAAGCATCAATGAATATTGGTGTGCAGAATAAATCTGCTGAAGACAGAATTTCTGAACTTGAACAAAAAGTGAATGATTTGGCGATCCAAATAAGCAGCCTGTGCTCATCCCATCAGGCTGCCATTGCACAGATTCAGACGGTCATTTCAGAGCGACCTCAAGGCTGAGAGACCCATTAGCAATGTCTTCAAGCTGAACTGTTACTTGAGTGAGAGCTCAACGGGAAAATCCCACTCAGTTGGGTTTTTTGTTGTCGGTTGTATTGTGAGTAAATGCATATTGATGTTGGGAGAAATCATTATCCCACCTCTTATCATGCTTGCTTGCAACGAATTTCACCATCTCCTGCATTAGTACGCTAAAAATAAGGCAAAGTTTCAGCCTGTTTTGCGAGCCATCGGAGTTCAAAGTAACGGTTGTGACTTCATCGCCATGCTGGTCATTAACAGTTACATATCGCTTTGAAAGTGTTGCCTCCGATGAAAGCCGTAGGTGATTATCCGTTTTTTCAGCAAAGCTCTGTATGCGAGAATCTGGAATTGAGTGTTTGGCGGGGTTATGAGCTATGTCGTTTCGTAAAGAATTAAGAACCTTGAAAGCCTTCCCTAAATTTTCAGGAAGACCAAGATTTATAGCCATCTCAATTTTTGCACTGCACTCAACCAGCACGCGATTCTTACCCTCCCCGAATAACCCAGGGTTATTGCAACATGCGCAAATCCACGACTCGATGAGGCGCTCGCTGAGAAGGTGTAGTCTGAGGGTGGTGCCAACATCATCGTCAATAGTTGCAGCCTTTAAAAACAAGTCATTGACATCAATAGCCGTGTAATAATCCATAAAAACGCGTGCGTCCATTCCATCTCCTTGAGGTTTATATGGCGAATTTAACTGAAACGTTGATCATCTTTATTAAAGATGACGGCATATCGCTTCAGACGTTGGATGGCCAGTCAGCCGGTTACTGGCCGAATGGCAATATCCGCGTCTTTGCCGGTCACAACAGGCAGGCATTCCCCGTTCGTGTAGTGCTCCATGATGTGCGCCCATGCCCCAAACATGGACGGGCTGAGCACTCAACATATCCTCTAAAGTAAATGAGAGGAATCCTGATAGATGATCAGTGCTTATGTTTTGCATTGTCTTGCGCTGCCGCCGTGATAAGATTTATCCCATAAAACCTCATGGGGATAGGGATATGAAAGCGGTTGGGATAGTAATTTTAATTTTAGGGATGATTGGTGCTGTGGCATCAATGGTTATGGATGTATCAGTTGCTACTTCTGGTGGAATGAGAGTTAACAATATTGGTTTAATGGCGGATAGACAAAACTATCTAATAATTAGCGGGTTTATAGCTATTGCTGGATTGCTTTTGGCTCTTTTTGGTGATCGAGTCAATTTCAAATCTAGTGAGAATAATCATGACATTACCGAGCCAGATCCAAACGCCAGCAGACTTGAAGGCGTACCGGTTAAGATGGGTTTAATAATCTTCGTTATCTGCTTTGCATTCGTAATCGGTTCAATTTTAATTTTTAGAGTTTAACCACACAAACTCATGAAACCTCGCTTTAGCGGGGTTTTTTTATGCCCGGAGAAAACATGGCCGAACAACAATCACGCCTTGCGATCGTCATCGACAGCACAGGCGCTCAGCGCAATGCAGAAGGTCTGGCTGGCGCACTGGCTAAGATGACTCAAGCCGGGCAGAAGGCCGCAGATACCGCAGGCAAAACGGCAAAGGCGACGGATCAGGAGGCTAAGTCTTTAGCTGACCTGCTGGACAGGATTGATCCTGTTAATGCCGCGCTTAACCGCCTGGACGATCAGCAGCGACAATTAACAAAGTTTCAGGCCAAAGGCTTCATCGACTCAGACACCTTCAGCGATTATTCAAAGAAAATTGACGAAACTCGCTCTCGCCTCAGTGGGTACGACGAACAATTAAAAAAGACTGGCATGACGTCGAAACAGATGGCCAACAACTTAAGGATGGTTCCCGCTCAGTTTACAGACATTATTGTTAGCCTTCAGGCGGGGCAGAATCCATTCCAGGTGCTGCTCCAGCAGGGGGGTCAGCTAAAAGATATGTTTGGCGGTATCGGTCCGGCAGCAAAAGCGCTGGGCACATATGTCGCCGGTTTGGTTAACCCATTCACGGTTGCGGCCGCCGCTGCAGGCTTGCTGACTTATGCGCTCTACCGAAACCAGCAGGAGTTAGCCGAAGCCAGTAAGTTAGTAGAATCTTCGCTTGGAGCGAGTGGCGAGGCTGCTGAAAGGCTGGCTCTCAATATCATTTCGATTTCTGACAAGTCAGGAAAGGCTGTAGATGAAGTTGCCGCTATGTTCATCAGCACCAATGACGGTGCCAGCGAGGCAATCAGCAAGCTTATCGATGTTGGCTATGCCTACGATGAAGCTCGCAAACTCGTCGAGTCTTATAAGGGCTCAGCTAATTTTACAGCTTTGAATAAGGATATAGATGAGCATCAGCGCAAGGTTCTCAAGCTCGGAGATGCTTGGACATCTGCCGCGATAGATGTAAAAAACTATTACACTGGAGCAAATCAGGGTAAACAGAATGTAGCATTAGGCGGCGCTATTGACCCATCCATGCGGTTCATTGATCAAGCCATTGAGCTTCAAAAGACAATGAACGCCCTGCGGATTGAGGGGAATAAAGAGGTTGCTGAGTCAGTTGGATGGATTAATAAGGAGTATCTCGCCACTGACCGAGTCGCTGGCGCAGAAGACCGCCTTAATCAAGCCAGAAAGCAAGCAAAAAGAATCGCCTTTTCAGGTGATAAAGAAGCAATCGAGAACGCCAATAAGCTGATACAGGCTCGCGAAAAGGAAGTAGAAGAGGCAAAAAAATCCAGAGACAAGCAGCCAAAAGAAAAAGCTTACTCGGAAGATGCCGGTACTCGGCTGCTTGACCAATTACGCCAGCAACAGCAGGTGCTATTAAGTCAGGCAGACACAGGAGAGAAGATTGGCACGCAGCAACAGGCGCTGATTAAGTGGGAGCAGCAGCTTGCCGATATTAAGAGCAAGCAGACGCTTACCGCTGACCAGAAATCGCTGCTAGCCAGTGCCGATCTCATCACCTCTCAGCTGCAGCAGAACGCAGCACTTGAACGGCAGATAGAGACTCGAGAGAAGTTGCTGGCGCTGGACAAAGCTCGCGCTAACATCACCAGAACCATCACAAACCGGCAGAGCCAGTATGCCACAGACGAGCTCTTCGCTGGCGGCGGCCTGAGTCAGAACGAGCAGCAGCAGTACACGCAGCGACTTTCCCTAGAGCAGTCCTACAACGACAAAATCAGTCAACTTCGCCAGCAAAGGGCGTCCGCAACGACTGAGATTGCCCGCGAAGAGATTGACCAGGAAATCCAGCTGCAGCAGCAGGCACTGCAAACGGAACTGAGCAACTACGACACCCATATCCAGCGCATGAACGAAGCCCGCGGCTCTTTTACCGCTGGCGCGACTCGCGCATGGAAGGAGTATCAGGATAGCGCTGCGAACGTTTCTGCGATGTCTCAGCAGTTGTTCAGTAATGCTTTCGGGAACATGGAAGACGCGCTTGTTAAGTTTGCCACCACCGGCAAGGCTTCCTTTTCTGACTTCGCAAACTCAGTGCTTTCAGACATTGCGCGCATTGCCATTCGCCAGTCGCTTATTGGTATCGGCACAAGCTTTGCCGGGATGGCGGGAGGAATGTTTGGTGGCGCTGCTGCAGCTTCGTCCGGAGCAGCAGCGGCTTCTTCCGCATCATCAAGCAATGCCTTCTCCAGTGGGGCATACAGCAATCTCAAGCTTAACGCGAAGGGTGGCGTATACGATTCTCCATCCCTGAGCACTTATAGCGGTGGCGTGTATGACTCACCGAAATTCTTTGCCTTCGCTAAGGGGGCCGGTGTGTTTGGAGAGGCAGGGCCTGAAGCAATTATGCCGTTAACACGTTCATCAGACGGTTCACTGGGTGTAAGGATGGTAAATGGCGGCCAGGCTGATGCTAAGAGTGCTGGTAACACGGTTATTCACCAGACTATCCAGGTGAATGGTAATGGTGATGCAGCACTGAAGCAGGCAATGGAAGAAGCTGCGCGAAGAGGTGCTACTGATGGCGCGAAACAGGCCCGACAGGACATGCTGCAGGACTTCCAGAACAGAGGGCAGGGCCGTCGACTGCTGGGCGTATAAGACAGGAGTAAATAATGGCAGATGTACTGGAATGGCCCGGCCCCAATCCTTCCTCGCTTAACTGGCACCTCGAATCAAATACTAAAACCTTTCGCTCTCCCTTCAACGGCGCATCACAGACAGTTCGCTTCCCCGGTTCACGATGGAAGTGCACTGTTGAGTACGCGGTGCTTGAAGAAGCACAGGCCCGCAGGATTGAGGCGGTACTGGCGGCGATGGATGGTGAATATGGTCGGGTCAGGATACGGGATTGGGGGCGGGCGGGAAGAACTCCGGAAGGAACGCCTGTTGTGTCAGACCCGGACCAGACAGGAGTGGCCCTTTCTACAAATGGCTGGAAGGCAAACACGTTAGTACTTCGTGCAGGGGATTACTTTACCGTTAACTCTGAGCTTAAAAAGGTGACAGCAGACGTGACCAGTAATGCTTCTGGCGTAGCGGTTATTTCGTTTGCCCCAATGCTGCGAACGTCTCCTGCCGCAAACTCCCCACTGGAAGTTCAAAACCCGTGGGGGGTGTTCAAGCTTGTCGATAACTCCCAGGGCGAAATCCGGCGCGCCCCCGGACTCATCTCATCAACAACCATCGAGTTTGAGGAGGCTTTCTGATGATGTACTCACCGTTTTCAGACTCAATGGTTGACTGGTTATCACGTGACCGCGTGACGGTGGTTGTGGCCGCTAACATCCAGTTCGAATCAGGAACCGCATACGTGCATTCCGGCACCGGGACGATCGTTATAAACGGATTTGTCTACTACGGCATGGGGCGGATGGGCTCGATTGATGACGTAAACGAAACGAATACGACAAGCCCGTCACAGCTGAAGATGACGTTGTCAGGTCTCGATATGTCACTTTTTGCCAAAACTCTCAATGAGAGGTGCGTAGGCCGGTCTGCAGAGATATTCCTTGTCGCGATAGACGATAACGGGCAGGTGCGGATTGCTGACCTGATTTTCCAGGGCAAGGTCTCCAGTACTGGCGCAACCGCGGGCGAAACTAACGCATTGCAGTATACCGTCAGCAATATCTTTGAGGACTGGCAGCGACCATTTCCAGACCGATTTACCGATGAATCACATCAGTCGTCGCAGCCGGGTGACAGGATATTCCGTTACGTTGCGCAGATGTCTGAGCGGTCAATTTTCTGGGGCAGTAAAAAGGATGCGCCAGGCTTTACCTATTCGTGAGGTTTTATGAAGCACCCTGACTGGCAGAAGAGGCTTGTAACTGTAATTAAGGCCGCCGAGAAGCGGCCTTTTTCATGGGGAGAGCATGACTGCTGCCTGTTTGCCGCCGATTGCGCGCAGGCAATGTGTGGCGAAGATTTTGCCGCTGAATTCCGCGGGAAGTATGACAGCGAAACCGGAGCGAAAAAGGCGCTGCTGCGTGGCGGCGGTTCACTTGAGCGTGTTCTCTCACGCTTTCTTGAAGAGGTGAGTCCGGCATTTATACAGCGTGGAGATATCGCTGTGGTCGAGAACGCCGGGCGCAGGTGCGCAGGGGTTTTTTATAGTGGCGCGGTATGGGTTCCGGGCGATTCAGGCCTGGTTGGATTACGCGGAAATGTATTGAGTGCATGGAGGGTTAACTGATGCCTGCTGCTATTCCAATCGTTGCGGCTGTGGCCGGTGGTATTGCCGTTGCTAACCAGGCTTACGCCATCGCAATGGTAATCACCGTGGCCGCTCAGCTTGCCTCTCAGGCTCTGGCGAAAAAGCCCTCCATGGGTGGTTACCGGGACACCCAGGAGAGGAAGCAGGTTCTTCGCGCCGCTGCCAGTGCCAAAACAGTTATCTATGGCAAAACTCTTTCGGCCGGCACGCTCTTCTTTTCGGAAGAGCAGGAGGGTGACCAAACTGATGGAGAGCTGCTACACCTGGCCATTACACTCGCCGGCCATCCAATTACCGGCGTTGGCGCCGTTTACCTTGGCGACGATGACATTTCGACCTACGGCAGCAAGGCCTCTTATGAGGTGCATATTGATCGCCAGATAGCAGATCCTTATCTGCTGGCAAATGCACCTTCATGGAAGGAGGACATGATTGGTAAGGGCATTAGCTGGCTTAGGGTGACGCTTCAGTTTGATGCGGAAAAATTCCCCTCTGGCATTCCCAATATTACCGTTGAGAAGCTTGGTCGAAAGGTGTATGACCCACGCACGGGCCAGACGCTTTACAGCAACAATGCCGCTCTGTGCATCCTCGACTATTACCGCAACTACCTCAAGGTTCCTGACTCTGACATCAACTGGGATCAGTTCAAGGAAGCAGCGAACATTTCAGACGAAAGGGTTACCAGTACCGGCAATCTGACCGAGCTTCGTTACACCATAAATGGTGAGTTCGACCTGAGCGAGAATAAGGCAAGCATCCTTGAATCAATGCTTTCTGCATGCTCTGGAGAGGCTACTTATATAGCGGGCAAGCATGGCATTCTGGTTGGTGCTTATTACGGGCCAGCGACAGAAGAGATCACTGAAAGTCAGCTGGCGGGCGATATTGAAATCATGCCCGAGGTATCTCAGTCTGAGCGTGTGAATACTATCAAAGGCACCTTCACTGACCCGGAACAGCGATTTGCAGAGGTGGATTTCCCTACCGTCTCTGTATCCGAATGGGTAGCTGAGGATGGCGTTGAGATTTCTCAGGACCTCAAGCTTCGCTTTGTGACCTCCGAATTTCAGGCTCAGCGGCTGGCTGACATTAAGCTAAAGCGTACTCGCATATCCCGGACCATGAACGTTACGCTAAACCTGAGCGGATACCGTTATCGACCGGGAATGTATGTGAAGGTTAACTTTCCTTCGCTGGGGATTATCGGCGTTGAGATGCGTGTAACGGACTGGAGATTCGGCGTTCAGAATGGCGTACAACTCACACTCAAGCAGGAAACAGCCGGGGTGTGGGGTGACGCAATTGGGCAGCCTATCGATCGCCCTCCATTCACGCAATTGCCAACTGGCGGGGTGGCTCAGCCACAGAACCTGAAATACACCGTTGAAGAAATCGGTCAGGTAGTTCAGGGGGTGCTTTCATGGCAGAACGTGGGTCAGTATGTTTATAACCAGGTCCTTATCAGGAAAGACGGACAGCTGGTTTTATCGGTGCAGGTTCCTGGCTCATTTACCCGCCTCACCGGACTACTGCGAGACACGTACACAGCGCATGTCATAGCGGTTAACCAGATGGGCGCCCAGTCTCCTGAGGCATATCTTGAATTCAGTATCGAAGCGCCACCACCACCTTCTGCTGTGGATCAGAAGCAGGGTTATTTTTCTGTAACTCTCATCCCTCGCATCAATGAGATAACCAACGTCTCAACACAGTTCGACTTCTGGACTTCAGGCCTGACTCAGCTACCTAATGCCAACCAGTCCACGGTGGAAGGCAATGCAAGTCGTGCCGGCATCGGAAGTAACTGGACAGCTTACGAACTGAAAATTGGCCCTACGTATTACTGGTATGTGAGGACAATAAACGCCTTTGGAACCTCTGCGTTCGTTGAGGTGCCGGTTGTATGCAATACGGATACTGGTGAACTGATTGACTACATCGATAATCAGATCCGCAAGTCAGAAGCATTTGACCGGCTCACTTCATCCATTGATACGAGTGTTGATGCAATCCTGCAGAACGCCCTTAACCTTGATGCGTCTGTGGATCATCAGTTTGAGGCTTACGGTCGAAACCGAGCCGACATCATTACTGTCCGTCAGACCATTGCCACCAATGACAGCGCCTATGCTCAGAAATTTGAGCAGATTCAGGCCCAGTCAGACCAGAACACTGCGTCAGTGCAACAGGTATCAAGTGCATACGCTGACCTTAGCGGCAAGCTTTCTGCTCAGTGGGGCGTGAAGGTGCAGATTGACAGGAATGGGACTAAATATGTCGCTGGCATGCAGCTTGGGGTGGAAGGCAACGGCGGGTCCACTCAATCATTTGCACTCTTTAGCGCAGATACATTCGCAATCTACAACACAAGTACCCTTGGCTATCAACTGGCGTTCACCGCAGTTAATGGTCAGGTGTTCATTAATGACGCGCTTATCAACTATGCCTCGATAACGCTTGCCAAAGTGGGATCATGGTACTCCGCAAACTATGTGGCTGGCAGGTCAGGAACAATTATGAGGGCTGATGGTTCTTTTGAATTATATGGAGGCTCAGGACGTTCCGGCGGAAGTGTGTTTAACGAGACAGGAATGGCTGTTTATGATGCCAATGGCGTGGAGAGATTTAAGGCGGGAAAACTAAACTGATGGCCGATATATACGGGGTAAGGATAACTCCAGATGATGGTGGCAAGCCGATCATACTGGACGCTTCAATGCGCTATGCGTCATATTTAGGAAGCGCATCAATGCTGGCAAATGCTGGATCAGTGGGTGGATTCAAGCCTCAGCCAGTTAACAGCAAGCCTCTGATAGTTCCGAGGAATTTGGTTCGTGTTTATCTGGGAACCAATCCGGCAGGTCCGCCCATGGCATATATCAGCAGCATTTCTTTTAACGGCAACTCCCTTGTTTACACCGCAAAATACAGGAACCCGGATAGCAATACACCGCAAGCTATTGAGGCAGGCTTTGCAGATGTATTTTCTGTCTCATATGCTGCAAACCCTTCCGTGGAATATGGAGTCAGGATCACCAATGGTTCGAATTTTATGGAGATTGGCGACATATCGTATCTTGGATTTGTAACCTACAGAGCTGTCATCAATATAAATGGCTCGTGGAGCATTCCATCCGATGTGGTGAACCTTGGAAATTACATCGTTTTTGCCCGATGGTCTAACACGGATAACCCCCTTTACCTCGATAGAGGAAGCAACGCCATAAAATCATACACGGCGTTTGGCAGCACTCAGGGTTCGATTGAAGGTGGTACGGTAAACAATGTCCAGGTAGTCATTGTGTCGTGCGGATTTTCTCCATCACTCCCTGTTTCAGGGTATGGAATGGTTATCCGCAATGCATCAAATCAGGTTACTTACTCAAGCAAGTATCCTCCTGTCATGTGGACCGATGCTTACTACGACATTGGAGGATATGAGAACTTTGATGGATCTACTGGAGAGGTTCAGTCCTGGGTAAACCCAACTGGTTCAGTTTCACAGCCGATGGTGCCTTTATGCAGCCTCGGCACACAGAGAGGCGATTACAGCCGCAATAATAACTACTCCTTTCGTATATGCCTTGAGTCTGGGCTGAAGATGAATGGAAACGCTATTACTACCGCAAGAGCTAAATCTACAGGCAGGGAAATTGCAGTGTACAACTTCCCCAAAGCGATTCAGGCGGCCTGCCAGCTTCCATGCATTGATGCCAGTTACTACTTCTGAAAAAACACATAAACCAATGAACCCGGCCAACTCGCCGGGTTTTTTATTGCCCGGAGAAAGCTATGCCAGCAGGCACTATTGCACTAACCAACAACTCAACAGCAGTTACCGGCTCAGGCACTAATTTTTCCTCTGAGCTGAAGGCTAACGATTTTATTGTCACCGTTGTAGGCGGCGTGACTTACACACTTGGCGTGCAGTCAGTTAACTCAGCCACAAGCGTGACACTGACTACGGCATACAATGGGCCGACAACGTCAGGGCTGGCATGGACGGCGGTTCCCAATGCGGCGCTGGTTGGGATTACTGCTCAGGTAGCAGCTGATGTCGCAAGAGCAATACGCGGACTTAATCTCGATAAGGCGAACTGGCAAAAGATTTATAGCAATGATCCGTCCGTTACCGTGACCCTGCCAGGCATGAGTAGCTTCACGGGTCCAAGTTGGGGTTATTTAGCTGGGCAGGTTAATGGTAAACTATCAACAGACTCAGCAACGCTACGTAAACTCTTTACTTCTGCCTTCGTAAATCCCGGAGATAATTGGGCTTACCCAGGTGTAGCCACATATAATAACAATTTGTGGGGAAGCCCTAGCCAGTGGGGAACAGTTCTTACGCTATCAAATCAGGATGTAAGCGGGAATGGGGCTGAAGGGCGTTGGTATAGCTATATTCAAATTGATACATTGGGTAATTTCACAATTGCTGCAAATATCAATAATACATTCTTTGGAGCTTACCGCGTCTGGACTACGAAAAACACTACGGTGGACGGATCTGGTTTTATTAAGCGCGCATCACCAATTGTGCGTCTGACGGCAAGCGTAGAAATTATGAGTGATGAATTTACTGACAATTTCAATATTGCTGGCAGCGGCGCGGTCAATGAAGAGGCCGAGGGAGTTATAATCGAAAAACTTGGTGAAGGTAATTATCGCATTTCTGGTTCCGATGGCCTTGCAAAAGACGGGTGGCAGATAGAGGTTCCAAAAGACATCAATGGTAACCGGTTGTGCTTCGTTGAGGTCACCGAGGGGCTAACCGGCATTCTGATTAAAGTATTCAAGCCAAAACTTGACCTTGAGACGGGAGGCATAGTTGCCGGTGAGAAGTATGATATTCCAGATGGGCGCTGGGTTGATGTACGGTTAGAGATGCCTTCAACATCAATTTACAACGTCAGACATCAGAAAGCTGCCAGTCAAATACAAGCTTCTCAGTCAGGAGAGGTAAAGCCCTAAAAAAACCCGGCGACGGGGCAGAGCGGACCGCTCCTATCTCAGCAGGCTGCGCGGTGTGTGATAAGAGTTGGCTCTCCCGGAGGCGGCTACAGGTGGCAGCCAAGAAAAAAGCCCGGCGACCGGGCAATGACTCAGCCGCTCCTGTCTGAGCAGGTTGCGGGGTGGGTAATTTGAGATTAGTCATCACAGAAACGGCGGGCAAAAAAATACCCGCCCCCCAATGAACAGGGCAGGTACAAAGTGAGGTGAAGCGCTAGAGCGCGCATGGGTGCTCTGTTGTTATCGGCCTCTCTACAGTGCACACAAGAAGGGAGTGGGGTGGATTTCCCTTCTTGCGTCAGATTGGCAGAACTATCCGTTTCCACCTATCTTCAGAAAGTCTATTGATAATGAATTCAACAACAAGCGTAAGCGGTAAGTTTTTTTGGTGTAGTGCTGCTGAACGTGTGACACAAAAAACCCGGCGCGGTGGCCGGGTTAAAAGGTTAAGCAACACTTCGCAGCTTTAAGCCATCATCGTAGCCCATAAGGTATGCTGTGAAGGCATCCTTATGGCGAACATAGCTTGCTTGGCTTTCGGCCAGTTCGCTGAGCACTCCATCATCGGTAGACTTAGGAACGCCAATCATCGCGTGCCATTTCCCCAAATCATACGCACATCCTGCGCATTTGTGGCGCCCCGTTTGGCCTTGATTCTCTGGAAGAACCTCGAACATTTGGTTGCGGCGATGACTTTGTTTGCAGATTTGTTTCATAAAGCGCACCTAAAATAAGGCGCTGAACGCTTTACACGGGATCTCGCTTGAGATAGTCTCTTTGGCGAGATCTCAAGAAAACATTCAAGCACTGACTGTTTTTATTGGCCCCTCGGAACTTCGACCTTCCGCAGGGGCTTTCCCTTATGTGCAGATCACTATTTGACCGCACAACATCGGGATAATATCTAGGCAGCACAAAAACCTCAATAAAAAGATCAGCTTAACTGCTGTATTTTTTCACATCTGTGCATTAATCCAGTTTTACCCCATTCCCAGATCACCGAAAACTAAATTTCTTTGCCCACCAACAGCTTTACAATTCCTTCAATCGCTCCGCCTTGATCAAAACCACCGATCGATATTACTGTTTATTCATACAGTATTTATCAGAAGAGGATTTGTCATGCCACGCGACTACGAGATTAAAGATGCATTTGTAAGCGCCATAAGGCGCAGCCCGGATGGTGGCGTCACTGTCACCACTCATGAGTTTGTTCGCCAGTTGGAGCTTCTCAACTGGCACTTCAGCCTGCGTGAGGCTAATCAGTGGATCAAGTCGCATACGGTGACGTTCCGGGATGTCTCTACTCAGGAGGGTGAAGCTAAGACGTACAAGCAGTTCAACCCGAACGGGGGCATCTGACATGGGCTTTCCATCTCCTGCGCAGGACCATATTGAGCACCGACTTAACCTGAACGATATTCTGATGCCGAACCCGGCCAATATGATGCGCATTGAAACGCCGGAGGGATTTGTGCTGGTAGACCGTTCTGCCCGGATGAGGCCAGGAGACACCGTGGCATATCAGCTTGAGGATTATCCGCAGATTGGGAAACTGTTCCCCTCGGGCATCATCACTCAGGATGGCGAGACGATCGACGGCCAGGGGCTTGATGGAGTAGTGGTGCTGGGAAAGGTCACGGCGGAGGTTCTCGCTGTGTATGAGCCATACCGGCCGACTATCTGATGGGACAGATTTGAGACACGCAAAGGTTTGAATCTATTTTCAGGCCTTTGCATGTTTTCGCATCATGGGACGTGTGAGCGCAGCAGGATGCGGTAAGTTACTGTGTTAAAAGGTCATTCTAGGAACTTCTAAGCCGTAGGTCACAGGTTCGAATCCTGTAGGGCGTGCCA